GAAACCAGTAGTAGTAGTAGTAGTAGAACCAACCACACCACTTCCCGCCTCAACTTCGATAACTTGAAGATCTACTTCCCAATTTAGAGGAGTATAATTACCATCGGGATGTTCAGTAAGAAAAGTCTCAATCATATCAGGATAGAAATCAGTTCGTTTCATGAGTTGTCTCAGGTCATGCTTATTCATAATATGACGTTCAAACGAACCGGTCATCTTGTCTATATCAACTACAGTCATATCAGGATACCAGTCCCAAATACGAATAAACTGAAGATCAGGGATCTCTTCTACGTTTACTTGTTCCTCATAGTCTCCATTTGTAGTAGGTTCCCAACGTCTCTTAGTACGATTAACAATCATAGGGCCTTTCATTATCCCTGTTCCATACATAAGTCCAGACCTCAAAACCTTTTTAGTTTCCTCAGAATATTTCATTTCAGTAAGTTGATCATGAATTACAGTAGACATCTTCTCACAAGTAGCTTTAGCAAATTTCTTAATTGCAAGTTGGAGATCATCAGCGGTAGGAAAAATAGGTTGAGGTGGTTTTAAACCATCCGCAGGATTTTGAGATAACTCAACAAGAGAATAAGCAATCTTCTTAACAATTTCTTTAGATATACGAGGTTCAGGAGTCGGTTCAATTTCCCAATTTTTATCCTGGGCAGGGAAAAGCATTTCATGAAGACGGGAAAGGACAATATTAACTTTTGATCTGGTAATTTTGGGGTAAACTTTAGATGCGTTAGCTTCAAGTTTTACGTCGGGATCATAGAGTCCTTTATATTGACGTAATGATTCCAGCCATTCTAATTCTTTGGGTCTTCTGTAGGCTTTGTTTACTGAAAACTGATTCTGTAACCTGAACCCGAATGACTGCATAGCATCAGAGTTTCTTTCTTTCTTAGCAAATGTTTCTTGTATTACATCCATCATAGCACTAAGAGGTTTTACGTCTGCAAGACATTGAGGTTTTACGTCTGCAAGACACAGTCTTACTTCTAATATCCCACCTCATAACTTGCCGGACGATACTCTCTTTGTTTTAGTTTAGCAAGAAAATTTTTACGTTCCCTATCTAAATTCTCATTTTCGGTTGCATACATACAGAGATATTCTAGACCATCCGCGCAATGGCTGGCAAAATTCTTAACAGGCATAGGTTTATATTCTTCCCCGTTGCCTTTAGGGTCTTTATCGTAATGATAAGCTCCATTCATAGCCTTACGTAAAAAGTGGCAGTTAGGGGAAAGAACAAACCCGGGCTCACCAGCATACATCTTATTTAGAAAGAATTCTACAGCGCCAATCCGAGGTATAACAGCATTTGTAGAAGCGGGAATAATGTTGGTCAGGCCAATTTCAGGACTGTGGAGAATATCGAAGCAGGTTGATTCATCTGTAGGAACACGAGAGATGCCGGAAGGATCCCCGTATCCCATTATATTCATCCCAAAGTATTTCTGTCTTAAAAGAGGAAAGAGCTGGTTTTTACAGAATTGAAGAAGTCCCATTCCGTCTGAAACTAATTCGTCAAGAATACGAAGCTGACCTAAAGGAGTAATCTGACCAAGAATAATACTTGGTGATAACCCGAAGTCCACCCCCACCAACACATTAACCCCCTTCATAGGCTCCAAAGGATGTGGAGCGACATGAATATTGTCACGAAACGAAACAAAAACAGGTTTTCCACTTACAACATAACCATACTGACCGTGGACATAAACCCTAATGAACATATCGTCCTTACCTTTAATGAGATTCGAGTAATAATTTTTAGGAAGATGTTTAGTATTCTCAGCATGAATGGAGAGGCCGGAAGGTTGTTTAAACATTTTAAAATTATCCGGACGTATTATTTCAGCTTTCTTATATAGAGTCGAATCCTCTTCAGGTGGATTCGTATCCATAATTATCCCATGCCAATATTCTCCAACGTCATCTTTCTTAGGATAACGACCTATACGTCCATCCATAGCATCAATAATTCCCCAAGGAATTTCCCTTACTTCATTAAAATAGGCGCCGGTAAACTCAAAAGAAAGAAGATTAGAAACATGATCTTCCCGATCTAAAGCACGATAACAAATCTCTAATTGTACTCCTGGGAATTTTGTTATGTAATAATTATGGTCGGTTACGTGATAGCTGCCGAATATTTTAGGAGGGTACCATTCATGAAAAGTGCGGATAGTAGTGTCCTTGAGCTGACCATAGTGGTTTCGAATCACTGCCCATCGGGATCTCCTAATTCCATCTCTACTTGGAACTTGTTCGTGAGCCCTACGTATTATCTCCATGACACAGCCTGAGGTTTTCCCCGAATTTCCAGTAATAAATATTTTTCCATTACGACGGGCAATGAAAAAACCTGTTTCTGTTTTGAAACAATACTTAAAGCCGTTACCGGATTTTATATAAGTAACAGAATCGAAATCTTGATAGAGAGCAGCTTTCTTACTTCTTAGACTTATATTTATACGATATCTGACTTTGCGAATTCCATCTTTCCTATCCCGAATAGATATATTTGAAACAATACCCTGTGTCACAAGACAATATTGGATAAAATCAGCATCTTCTTTTTCTATTGTTGAATACTGAAAAATGTTGCCGGCAGCAAAACAAGAATGAAAATCCCAATATTTCAATTCATCAAGAATTATCTTCCTTTGATCATTACTGGTCTGCCAAAACGTCTTATCAAACTTCTTAGTTTTCAATGGAGCCTTAAAATAATAATAATTCTTTCCATTCTCATATTCTGTCTTCTTAAAAGGAATATGACTTTCATTTAACAACTTTTCTATTCTTAATTTTTTGCGTTCCTTTTTAAAGCCCATACTACATGTATTACAAGTTTCCCCCACAATTTCCTTATGTTTATGAAACGAACCTTCAGCAATCACAGCAACAGTCAAGCGTAATGCACTTTCTTCCAAATCAATCCTGCTCAAATCCGAAACAAAAAATAGATTAGGAATTTCATCCTCTAAATATTTACTCCAATGACTCCGAGCAGCCTCATGAGCCAAACACGTATACAGTTTTCCGTCTATATCTCGCCAAAGCATTTTATGATCTGACGAAAGCATCATATCGAAATGAACACCTTTAAAGTTATAAAAATATTCACAAGGTAAGACAATATAATCAGAAGGAGACAAAAAATCTATATTACTATCCTGTGGATGATACTGAGCAACCATATCTCCTTTAACGTATTCATCCATTCGTTTCCAGCCGGACGGAGTTAAGTATTCGGAATCATTAGACAAACAGCCAAACGGGCCCATAATACACCTCTGACGGGTATTATCCAGGGTAAACCTCTTTACAGTTGGAACATCAGAATAATCATATAGGACCTGATATGGTTTAGATTCTGAGGTAATCAATCGGCATCAGACTCCTTCAAGATTTTCTCTTCAGTTTCTTTCCCAGTTCTTTCTTAAGTTGTCCACAGAACTGAGCAAGCTATCCTCTTGACCTTGTAAGCCGTCCTTTCGACGTGGATGTGTCACCTGATAATAGAGTTTGAACAGATTTTTATTCCCTGGCGTCTCAGAAAGAGAATACCTTAACCCTTCCTTGCCAAGAAAGACAGCAGAAGGAATTCCAGGAAGAGGAGATAACTGCATTTTCTGACCGGAATCAATAATCTGGAACACTCTAGGGTCTAAAAGTTTATTTCCATCAACAAGCTTACCCAGAATAAATAGTCCATTTGAAACAACCACAGTAATTGCACCGCCTTCAGCACTTTCTTCTTTGCTCATAATTTACCTCCTTAAATATTTTAAGACTAGGGATAGCCATCCGCAGGATAGGGACTCAGTCTTTAGGCTTTGCCTTAGAAATTCCTTCCATAAGAGAGGGGTAGTTCACATCGTATATTATATCAACCAACGTCCCCCCGCACCATTGGCAATATAGGGTGTTTAGTGTGGAAATGCCACACCAACTGCCACGATAATAGCATAACGCCCGTGATCGGTTCTTGTTTTCAAAATTGACCCATTCCTCATCTGTCATGTCCGGACTTCCTTTTAGTTTTCTCAAGTTCTATTCTGCCATCCTGATTATATCACAATGGATAAGATTCGTCTGATTACTTACCCATGTCCTGAGTCCATCCGCTCTTCTGCTCTCAAACTCCAGTTTCCTGTTCATATGAAACTCAGCCGTCATGTAGTCTATACGGGAAAGAATAGTAGAGGAATAGAGTGCGTCATATTCACCGCCCTCAATATCTATCTTTAGCAATCTCAGACGTTTGATATGACATAAATCAAAAACAGAATCAAGAGAAATTATATTGACTTC